CTTGAGGAGAGCATGTAGTCCATTGACCGTCGATACGGTTGATGATTTTTGTGGGATTCATTTTTGTTTTCACCTCCTTTCTATGTATATATTGTAACATTTCTGGGCATGGAAGTCAAATATTTATTTTATGATTTAAACAATTTCTTTTTGGAGAAAACCTTTTAAATAAGTTTGTTTCTTTTTAATTTCTCTAGTTTTAATTGCGGTTCTTATTGCTGAGTTCTGACCTACTAATACACAATATTTTTTTGCTCTTGTAACACCAGTATAAAGCAATTCTGCGTTTAGAAGCACATAAGCAGAAGATTCAATACAGACAATTGCAGTGTTAAAACCTGACCCCATGCTTTTGTGTATTGTGCAAACATATGCTAATTCTAATTTCTTAACACCCGCCCGATCCAAAACAATCATACCAATTCCAATAAAATCAACGACACATACCCCATTGTCTATTTCTTTTACTATTCCCATATTTCCATTAAAAATAGGAACAATAAGTCCGTCTATATTAACAGATTTATAATTATTTTTAGTATTAATAACTTTGTCTCCTAATTTAATTTTATAAGATTTGTCTTTATCAACTTTAACTTCAATAAAAATATCGCTATCACTTACAGGATTAATTATTGATTGAATTTTATTGTTTAAATTATATGTTGATAAATCTCCCTTCAGTCTCATAGGAGACAATATTTGTGTTTCCATAATGTCTTTATTTGCTTCATAATGTTTTAAAAAATGTTTAATTACTCTATCGGAAGGAGATTCATCAGTTTTATAAATATCTAATTCCATATCTTGTAATTCTCCCAGTATTGAACTTCCCTCAAAATTAGATTTAAATATCTGTTCTTGCTCTGAGATTTTAATAGAAGTAACAATTATTCCTGATAATGATGCTTGCCTATGAATTTTCGTCAAGGTAATGTTTGGTATCAAGTTTGAATTCAATATATCGGAAAAAACTTGACAATTTCCTATGGGAGTTAGTTGTTTTATATCTCCAACTATAATTAGTTTTGCTCCATTGGGAATTGCTTTAAGTAAACTTAAAAATATATCGCCATTCACCATTGTTGTCTCATCAATAGCCACAACATCAGTATCCAATGGATTTTCTTCGTTATAAGTAAATTCACCATGAGAATATCCTAAAAGTCTATGTATGGTGCTTGCATTTAAACCAGTAGCTTCCGTGATACGAACTGAGGCTTTTCCCGATAAGGCACAAGCAGACATAATATAGTCTTTAAAAACATTAACAATGCCATTTAGTGTTGCTGTCTTCCCACAATTTCCTGTGATAAAAATACTGCCGTTTCTTCTTAAAACTAACATATGAGAAGGAACAGTAAAGCAATATTTATACCCATCTGTTGTTTTGTATTTTTCGATTACATTTATATTATTCTTGTCTTTTGCCTTTATACTAACCTCTGTTGCCCCTTGTGAAATATGTACATCATAATCTATAGATTTTCTTATATATTGCTTTCCATTTGTTAAATATGATTGTCCTCTCCTATCTTGAAATGCTAATTTAGCTCTTTTGCCTGTTGCAGAAAAAACAAATTGTATAAATTCAGCACTAGACTTAACATTCGCAGAAAAACTTTCCCTATTGTTTTTAATTGATCCATCCCAATTTAAAACTTCAGATGCAATTACTTTCAACTGTTCATAGGAGCAATCATACCAATATTTTGCAGTGAATTCTTTTTCTAGTCTAGGAGGATTTATATAAAAATCGGAAAATCCTTCTGCAACAGATTTAGCTTCTCTCCACTTTAAATTATTAAGTTTAAATAATTCTACTAATCTTTTCTTCTTTCTGTCCTTTTTTACATGAAAACGACAAGTAAAATTTGGATTTTCTATCATTAGCGATCCATCTGCTATTACAGCAACCATCAATCTAATTTGATCATCAGTTAAGTTAATCCCCTTGCCATTATATTTGAATGTTGTAATAAATTTACCAGAAAACCCATGTTGATTTCCATAGTGCATTTCTATTAAATCTTTACACTTCTTAATATTTAAATTGTTCTTAGAACTTAAATATACTATATTATGATTGTCACAAACACATTGATCAACACTCCCAGTTTCATTTTTTATATGATTTAGATATTCTTCTTTTTCTTTTATGTATGTTTCTGGTAATACTAAATTTGCTGTCCCATCCTTATTATATTGAAGTACATTTTCACCTTCAATATAATCGGAAATCTTTTTCCATTCAATTCCATTGAAATATTCCGTGTCGCAATCTACGCATCCAGCACTACCTGTTAATGCCACAATATTATTACTTATAATTAACTTGACGCTTTCAATTTGTTCAGGGGTAAATTCATATCCTTGTTCTTCTTCAACTTCTTTTATAACCTCCTCCCAATTTTCAATCTCAAATGGCTCACTACGTTCTGCATTGAGTAATCTAATTAATTCATTGTAGATATTCATCTCTAAATCATAATATCGCTTTAATCCGATCAGTTGACCATCACTAGATACATTAATTTCTTTCTTATCAAGTAGTTGCCTTGCAACATCATTGATTATATCTTGCTCTATAAATCCAATTTGGTCAAAAACAATATTCATTAACTCGCTAAAATGTAAGTAACTTTTCCCTATTTCTCCATTTTCAGATAGCGTATTTATAATACATGCTTTGACTCGTCTTGAATCATTACCAGTCATACCCATTTTCTGGGCAATCTCATCGGCTTTTTTAAAGCCTAACCCACTCACCTCAACCAATTTATATGGATTGTTTTTAACAATATCAACCACTGTATCAGGAGATTTATAAAAATCCAATAATTTATTTATTAGATTAGCACTCAAGTTGGCATTGCTTAATTCAGTGTAAATTTGAGAATAATCCTTGCAATCTTCAAATTCTTCAATTATTCTCATGGCTGTAGCATGACCTATTCCATTAATTGATGTAAGTGCAGAAATATCTTTGTCTTCTAATAATGTAATTACATCATCGTATTTTTCGAATAGTTTATATACTATATTTGGATTAATTATGCCTTCTAAAAAATCAATTTGTTGTGATTTATTAGTTAAATCTATTTTCTTATTGATAAAAAGTATTTCGTATGTGTCTCCATACTTTTCATGTCTTTCGATTAGCCTACACGCAACCTTATAAGTTACATAACTTTCTAACTTACATACTTTTCCTTTTAATTTGATTTTTGATTGTCCCCATAATTTTGGTAAGTCATCACAATTTTCAAGTTTATTGATTATGTTAGCTACAAAGATGGCATGTTCACCAGAAGCAACCTCATATGAATTTTTAGGAAAGAATATCCTATCTAATTCTATTTCGCATTTAATTATTTTATTATCTACCATAGTTCCTCCTTAATTTAAACTTTTGCTCTTTCTTCTTGGACTATAATTTCACCATTGTCCATTAATTTTGTAATTTTCATAATTGAGTGTTGAAATATAGAATTTTTATATTTTCTTGGTTTAAATTGATCTCCCATTCTAAACCCAGATACAAGTAATTGACTTCCTCTTTTAAAGAATGATTCTTCAACTCTTTTTTTCTTACCATCTGATAATGTTTCAGAAAGAGTTTTATTATAATGTAAAAACAATCCTCCATACAATTTTAAAGTTACAACACCACTAGGAGTCAATAATTCTACAGTATGCTTTAATTTATCTCTATCCAAAACTGTGCCTAAAATAAGACTCAATTTATATCTACTGAATTCTCTTCCTCTAAAGAATCCTGTTTCAGTAGCAATTGGATCTTCTGGTAAATCATTAAAATCATCAATGGTGTATCGTTTAGTATTTACTTTAGATAATTCATGTTCCGTTTTATAATAACTCATACTGTCCATTTCCCACTTTGCTAAACTACCTTCGCTATATTTACTATAGGTATTGTTGTAAATAAGGGTATTGTATTTTTTAGCAACTCCTGTGTCTTTTAAAAGCATTGATATTTTAACAATATTTTTATCCAACCCTTTTTTAAATCTCCCTTTATGAACCATATATAAGCCATTGTTTGCTTGAATGTAATCTAAATCTTCTCTTAATTCATTGTAATTATCTAAGAAAACATCTAGTACATTATTAGGAACATAATACCATTCACCCTTCAAACCTTCTGGTAAATCTTCTTTAATAACTAAATTTGATTTTGTGCAAATTGCCTTATAGATATTATAGAAGATAATTTCTTGCTCATAGGTTTTTGAAATTAATCCATTTTCAATTAACATCGGAATATTTGCCATAGTAAAAGAATCTTTAAATTCTACAATGGAAGTAATATATTTATTCATCAATTCAATTCTACTTCCAAAGGAATCAAGTGAACCACATTTTATTAAATTAACTACAGCATTTTTGGTTAATTGATTTCCACATCTTTCAATGAAATCAGAGTAAGAATTAAATGGTCTAGTTTCTAATATTTTGACAATATCTTCTGAACCAACTTCCGATAATGCTCTTAACCCATAAAGTATTTTATTTTCATAAATAGAAAAAGCTTCCTTGGAATGATTAATATGAGGAGAATCTACTATATCATTCATTTCTGATACCGCTTTTGCAATTTTGCCATAATTTGTTGTTTTCCCTTCTCCGATTGCACCTGAATTAACTGTTAAACAAGAACATTTCCAGTACATATGACCATATTGATAAGCAAGATTCATTTCTTGAAGAAGTATCCCTGTGTATGGGCTAACATGATTTCTTGAGAAGGAATACCCAAGACTTGGTGTAATTTGATATTCCCAAACATAATCCAATAGTAATTGCCTAGCACCATTTTTCAAACCTTCTTCAAAAAATAGTTTTTTCGAATCTTCAATTGTCTTCTTTGATTTTTTCGATATTCCTTTTCTGAGTTTATTTGCCTGTGTTAAGGTAAAATTTGAAATTTTAATGTCCATAGAGATTTCCATTACGGTTTCTTGCGTATCTGCGATTCCATATAGGTGTAATAAATGAGGTTCTAATACAGTAATCTCGTTTTCATTTAAACCATAATCTCTCATTTCCTGATACCATAAACTAATATCATTCTTATATCTAACATATTTATCAAGAGGTTGTTCTCCACCTTTATTGGCTAGTCTCATGAGAGAATTTCCTGTAACTAACTCCAAGAAAGTTTGAGGTTGGATTTTCATTAAAGCTTGATGCCCGACAGTTCCCTCATATTGGAATGCATTTGTAACATCACCACTGTAAAGCATTTCCCACATATCTTTATTTGTATAGTCAATTACGTCAGGATGCAGATAATTATTATAAGTTCTTCTAATAGTTCCCTTCCATTCCATTTTACCTTCTTCAATTAGGGTATTCATACAGGTTCGTATTCTATCTAATGCTTCAATTGTTAGGATATCAAATTTTAGTCCACCAGAATACTCTGAATCACCTAGATTCCAACAAGTAATATCATCACCATTTGGAGCTTTCATTAGTGAATTTTGAGTAACAAATCCATTGGGGAAAATAATAATTCCTGATGCATGAATACTTCTTCCTACAATTAAACCTTCTAATTCCATTGCCGTTTCTCTCAATTGCGGATAATTTTCTAAAAGATTGATCAATTCTTTAATGGGTTTTCTTTCATCTTCTTCATTTCCGAATAAACAATCATTTAGACTCCATTGCGCCCCTCTTTCTACTGGAATCATATCAGAAATTGCCTGTATTTCATCGTAATTGAAGTTTAAACCTCTTCCAGCAGTCAATATAGCTAATTTTGGTTTTAACGTCTTAAAGGTTGCTACATTGAGAGTATTTTCATGTCCATATTTATCTTTTATTGCGTTAAGGATGTTTTGACGTTCTGCTGATTGACTATCTAAGTCAATGTCACTAATCTCTGGTTTGGAACTATGTATGTGTCTCCATGAAGGTAATTTAAATGGGATGGGATTCATTTGAGTAATATCAATGAGGTATGCTAAATAAAAACCAGTGACACTCCCTCTCGCTATTCCACAGAGACTTACTTCCCAAATTAAATCTACTAAATCTTTAGTTAATGTATAATAACTACTCAACCTTTGTTTAATATTTTCACTAATCAACCAAAGTTGCTTGCACTCCTCTTCAATTCTTTCTAAGTTAATTTTATCAAATTCTTGTTTTTTAGTTATCATTCCCTCTTGAACTAAAAATAATAAATATTTATCAACGATATATTCTGAATAATAAAATTTATTTATATATTCATATCTGTCAACATAATTTTTCATTATATGATTATCATTAAACTCTGGAATCTGAGTTAAAGGAACAACTGGATTTAGGGCTAAATCGTATGTTTTAATTTTACTGGCAATTTCTAAAGTATTTTGAGTCATTCTTTCAAACATTTTCTTATCAATATAATCTTTAAAATAATCCCAAACTTCATCTTTAGTCATCACATAAGTAGAAGAGTAAAATGCACTAACTTCCCTATCTCCTTGTTTTGAGTTCAAGAAAGATTCATGGATTTGTCTATGATTTTTGGTTAAATAGTGAGCATCTGTAGTATAAATAATTTTTATATTGTATTTAACTCCTAGATCAATAATAAACTTATTGTAAGCTATTTGTTCTTCTTGAAAACTTGGTTGGCACTCTAAGTAAAAATCATTTTCAAAAACATATCTACAACCATTTATAAAATCTTCAATTTCTTTTAATGCAGTAGAACTTCCTCCTTGAAATTCTTTAAATTTATTGCCTATAAGACTGCCAAGGCAAGCAGTTGATGCAATCACCTGTCCTTTATGTTCTGACATCACCTCGACCATCTGTTGAGTTGTGAGAGGCGTTCTTTCCATTGGGCCTGTTCTAAAAGAATTCATCCATGCTAATGTTGACATTTTTCTCAATGCTAGATGACCTTCTTTAGATTTTGCTATAAGGATAAAGTGAGGAAACTTAGTTATACCAGAAGTATAATTATCTTTTACTTCTTCGATTGAATTTACGAGATATATTTCATTTCCTAAACCAAGGGTAAAATTAGGATTCGTTTTATGTATCTCTTTTACTACTTTTATTGCTTCAACGTGAGCAGACAAACATTCATGGTCGGTGATCGCAATTCCTTTTAACCCTATTTTTTCAGCATATTGAATTAATGCCTTAACTTTATTTGTTGAATCCGATAATTTCAAATTACTTAGTTCCGTGTGGCAATGCCCTGAAAAATAAGATGATTCAGTGTTAATTTCAAATTTCTGCATTTATTCATTCCTTTCTTTTTATATTTAATCTTCTAATATAATAATAATATATCACATACGGATATTAAAATTAAATGTAATATATTATATTTGGATTTAATGTTTGTTAAAATCTAAATTTTGCAATACTCGGAGTATACATATAATCCTCAATCATAACTTGTGGTGTAATCTTTCCCATGTATTCATTAACACCAAACTTCCCAACAACGGTAAGATTAATAGCAGGATGTGCTTTCATTTCGTTAAACTTTTCTTCATTGGTAAAAAACTTAATTAATGAGATTCCATTAAATTTAAACTTAATTGTATTCTTGTTTTTACCCATTAATTCAATATCACCTGTATTGATTAATAAATTTTCTAAAGCAAATAGTGGTTCATCCACTGAGTTCCCCCAAATATTTTTATGTTTTCCTACTGATTCAACTAAAATCTTATTCAATGTTTTCTCAGTGAAAATAGCGTCAACATCAAACGACAGAACATTTGAAACTTCCATCTCTCCAACCATTGCATATAACTCATTTATTTTTTCACTAGGAACGGAAATTCCACAAGCATTAGCATGACCCAAAGCATAATCAAACAAACCACTGTCATTACACCATTTCTTGATATCTTTAATATCCTTTTTATCATATCCTCTAGCACTACCTGCAAAACTATCTCCATGAATACTAAGTAAAAAACATGGTCTTTGATAGAAATTAGTGAGTTTATTCGCCAATAATCCATTTAATGATTTTTCCGTAAGGCCAGTGGCATTAAGAATTATAATTCCATTATTATCTAATTTAAAATCATTTACTTGATTCTTAGCTATTTCCATTGCATCGTCTACGAGTTTCTTTTGTTTTCGTTTACATTTTCCTGCGATACGTACAACGTAATCTTGAAGAGGGAGTTCAACATCTCCCTTACCCCTGATTTTATCAATATGTTGCTCATCAATATTAAGGAACGCTTTGAACATTAATTCTTTTTCCTCATATGTTCCCATTCTAATTAAAGCATTGACTAGAGGAGCAATATAAAATCCAATTCCAATGATAGATACTTCATTTTTCATATCATATGCCTTATCTTTAACTAAAGCTGAGATGAACTTGTTCTTGTTTTGTTCTTTGGATATTTGTTCAATGCCTTTTAGGACTAAATAACGACTCTCTAAGTTCCTTAAATCAGCAACATCTGCAATCATACCAACTGCTACTAAGTCGAGGTAATTGTCGGCTAAATTTAAGTTTAATTTCTTGTCAATATATTTAGCAAACTTCCAAACCACACCTACTCCTGTCATAGATTTATTTGTAACCTTTTGAGAAAGTTGATTATTAATTACAATTGCATGTTCACTATATCCTTCACACTCATGATGATCTAGAGCTAAAATGTCAATTCCTTTTTTCTTGTAATATTTATGTTGTGCATAATCATTACTTGAAGCGTCAGGTAAAATTATTAAACTACAATCAATTTTATAGATTTTAGTCATTGTGGAATCATCTAATCCGTGAGATTTATCTTCATGAATAACAAAATGAAGTTTAGAGTTACTCTTAAATTTTTCAATTAGAAGTAAAATGTATTGATAGGCAAAAGAAGCACTTGTAGAACCATCTACGTCACAGTCTACTACAATGACAATTTCACTTCCTATTTCAATATGTTTTATTAAGCATTCATATCCCAATTCCATATTGTCATATAAATTTTCAGATTCTAAATGAGACTCATTGGGATTAAGGAATTCAGGAATATTTGGAATGTTTCTATTCTTTAATACTGTATCTAAAATATTATTAAATCCTATTATATTTCCCTTTAGGGCATATTTAAAATTACTCATATGTTCCTCTTTTCATTATTATTTAATTATTTTTAACATCCATACATCCAACATAAATTTTACTATCCATTAGCCTCAATAATGTTTCTTTTCCATGATCTGAGGGAGAATTTTTGTAAGAAAGCAATCCCTCAGTATCCCATAGAACTGTCACAATACAATAAGGAGCCAATTTGTTTACAAATCTCTCAATGATATGATTTGCCCATTTTTTTGCTTCAACACTATCCACTTCTTGATATTCTTTGTCTAAAGCAATAATAACTTCTCTGACTTCTAAGTTTAGTATTAAATCCCTTTGGAAGTTACTAAAACTACTTCCACATAAAGCTACAGCAAAATTATCTTCACCGAACATTTTATTGCATTGTAAGACTGACTTCTCCCCTTCAACAAGCATAATTTTCTTTTTCCTCTTAATGGCCTCTTTATTAATATTGATCCCATAAAGATTTTGAGACAAAGGATGAGAATACATCATGTTTTTCATTTGAAAAGGGCAATACTTACCATATTGTTCAATTTCTTCTTCAAGCATCAATCTAGCCCTAACTCCCATTAACTGATTATCAATATTATAATGAGGTATTATTATTTTTTGTTGGAACGTACAATAAAGAATTCCGTATTTAATCATGGAAAGAATATCAATACCTTCATCTACCCAACCTTGCCAATACATTTTCTGAAAAATATTTAAAACACTTGCATCATAGAAATCTTTTTTAATAATTGTTGTAGAATCTTTCTTTTTTCTTCTAATATTATTAATGAAATCCCAATCATTTATCTTTCCAGTTTGTGTACCAAATCCATAAGTTAAAGTTGAAATATCAAGCTGAACACAAATCCAATTAATTGCCTCACTGAAAGAATAATTTTTATTACGACAGACTAATTCAATAATATCAAAGCTGTCTGAACAATCTGTATAGCAATGAAAGTATTTACTCTCTTTATAGTAATAGAGTTTATATTTTTCTCCATGATGGCAAATAGTTCGGAAGATAAATGCTTCTTCTGTATCTATGTATTCGTCTGACCCCATTCTACCCAATAGTTTAATAATATCACTCTCTGTAATTTTAGATTTTAATTCTTGTGCATTCATAAAACCACCTTATTATTCCTCAAGGTTTATTTTATTAAATTCTGTAATCAATTCACAAGCACTTGTTTCTGCTTCAATTGGCTCACATTCCCCAACATCTTCTAATGCAAATTCGATAAATGTTGGTTCTATATCTGTAATTAACTCAAAGTCTACATTCGTTACGAAGCAATCAATTTCTCTGACGCACCCCATATCCAACTTAGTCCAAACTACAATACTTTTCCATTTACCTCCCCTATTTTTAATAATATAGTACCCCATATTAGGAATTGTGTAAAAACCATTATCAAGTATTGGCTTTATTTTTTGTAAGTCTGCACTTGTGGCAGGTAGAGCTAATATCCCATAATCTGGTTTCTCAAGGATTGCTTTACTTCCTTTTAGAGCATTTCCATCTTTCTCCTCCTTCCAATTAGAAGATAATTGAGTTGAAGAACCTAAGAAAATATCATATTTGTTTGCCAATTGTTTTAATGCTGCTGAAAAAAGGAATAGAATTTGATCTGTTCTTAATTTTGTTCCTGTTTTCTGTCCATAATAAGCATAAAGTGAAGGAGAATCATTTATGTAATCGAAAAAACAATGAGTAATATTCTGGTTTATAATATATGTTTCTATAGTTTCTTCAATTGTTTCTATTGTAAAATCAGGTTGATATTCGCCATAAAGTAGACTCTCTTTAACAATTTCTCCAGATTCATAGATAATAATTTCTTCTTCAGGAGTAATATTTTTCCATTCTGTTAACCTATCTTCACTTACTCCTGAAATATGGGCTAACAAACAGGTTTGTAACTCTTCTTTAGATAACTCTGTTGAAATAAATAATACAGGTGATTTAGCTCCAGTGGATAGCCAAATATGTTTCCCCCAATCAAATATCTTATCTGATGATATATTACAAGCTTCTGCAAGAGAATTTCTTGTTTTCCCCCCTCCTGACACTGAGCTTCTAATCATACATTTTCTTGGTCTCAATCCTCTAAAAATAGTAGTCATATAACCAGATTGCATAGGATATCCATAACTTGATTCTTGATTTTTACAATCTTCAATTATATCTACAATGCCATCTCCAGCATGGAAGTTATAATTATCACTAAAACTACTTCCCCAAAGATTTTTAAATTCATTAAATTTATTTAGAAGTTGAGCCAACACTTGCTTACTGTTCATTTTATTAAATAATTCTAATTTATTCTCATTATTTTCATCGTAGATAAAACTAATATCCATTTTCAAGGATTCTGTAGCTATTCTTAGCATGGAGAATTTTCTAACAGTGTCAAAATACAGCTCAATGTTTTCAGTTTTATCAACAGTTTCCTCAATCGCACGATCTATGTATAAAGCACCTTCATTAAGATTCCATAAACTCATAGAAGCTGGAAATTGAGATATTTCATTTTCTATTTCAAGGGAAGTAATTTTACTAACTCTAGATTTCTTAGCAATGTTTTGAATACTGCCAAAGATTAATTTATGGAATGATTCGGCAAAATCATTAGCATTAGTTTCATATTTCTTATCTAGAATTAAACGAGGATTGTGACAATATACTCCAAATAATAAAAATACGTAACGTTTATCAACTAGTCCTAATACATCCATTAATCAACCTCCTCCTTTATTAAATCATCTAAATTAAATATGAAGTCTTTCTTTTTGGCATACACTTTATCCATATTCATCTTGACTACATTTACCTTCTCTTCTCTATGTTCTTTATTATTTTGGACACTTGCTTCAATCTTTTGTTGATTGTTAAAATAATCTCTCGCACGTTCGTAGGCATATTTTACTAGTGCTATTCCATATTTAATCTCTGAAAAGGACTTACCCTCAATAGTTTTGATATACCACATGGCATAAGTCATTCCATCGTAAGAATATCCTAATTGCTCTTTATATTCTTTCATTTGCTTAAGTATTAACCCAGTTGGTCTTTCGATATTGAGATATTCACAAATGGTTTTTATTAATAAATTATATGATTGTCCGGAAACTTGAATTTTATCATAGCATTCTTTACAATATGCTTTACTACTGTGAACAAATTTTTCTTCCTTGCCTATTAATTTGTCACAACCCTTACATTTAGACTTTCTTCCCAAACTATAAACGCCTCCTATACAAGAAAGGGAAGCATTAAAACTTCCCTATTCTCATTAAACCAAAAAACCAATACTTATTGTAGTTTATATTTAATTACTAATTCTTCCAATTCAAACACAACCACCTTAGCCAAATCTAATTGTGTTTCTTTTAATCCATCAAAGAGTTTAGGTGTGACTCCATCCTCTTCTAATCCTAAGTTTCTTTTCAAAACAGTCATTGCTTCCTCAAGATATCCATTATTAGCTAGAATTCCTCCAAGTTCGCTACCCCTAGATTTAATAAATTCGAAGGTAGTTTCTTCTTGATATTGAACAATAGTAGTTTTAGCAGTAATGTTTTCCTCACCTAATCCCCCTATGGCTGTTTCAACTGTTGCTCTTAAATCCTTAGTATTGATCTTAATGGGAAGGTTGAAGGTATCTTTTAAATTAGGTAGCATAGGACTTGAACTAAAAGTTACAAAACGCTCTTCCTTTCCTTCAATCAATTCCTTCCACATAAATCCAACAAGATAGGCTCCTTCTTTTATATATGAGAGGGAATTTTTAGATAATTTCATATCAATCTTTTTTGTCCCATCAGAATCTTGTCCTGGTACAGACTGTGCAACAAAATGAACAGGATAACCTAGATTTCTTAGATCGCCGATTGCACGAAGGATTTTCTTAAAATATTGAGTTCCTTTGCCATAAGTTCCGACATCTGCAAGAATTGCTACATCATGACCGTCAGTGACATATTGCTCTGCAAGTTCTTCAAATTTATCTACTGTATCAATTACAAGACAAGAAAACTTTTCTTTTAGAAGAGGGTTTTTCAATTGAGAAATTGTACTCTTTAACTCTGCAACATTATTTATTTTAATTGCCATAATATTGGGGATATTTTGATATCTATCTTCAAACATTAAGAATAAGGGCTTTCTCCCATCCGTGCTTAGTGATTCAAGATACTCTTTTAAAGTGAAAGTTTTACCTTCTCCACTATTGCCAATCCAAACCATTGAATATTGGGTTAAATCCATCGATACTTTATTTGGTTGAAGATCCATTAAATTTGCCATATTAAGCATTACCCCTTTTTATTCTTATTTATTATTTTATAATTTGAGTAGTCAAACTTTTGGTAAGACTACTCTACATCTCAGTTTAAAATGACTTAGAATGTTTACTTAGGTTGGAAAGGATTAAAAGTGATAGGAGGAGTCGCTGTCCCTTGAACAAAAGGATTGCCTACAGGTGAAGTTGTAGCAGGTTTAGCTACTTTAGCAGGTTCATTCTTGATTTTATCAAGTTTAAGTTTGCGTTTTGCTAATGCTTGACTGTATTCTGTTTCATCAACTTCATGTTCAGGAGGAGTTCCCATTGGATTTCCACCTATAACTTCTTTGCGACTAATGGTATTTGTAACTAATCTGACATTATCAGCACCAAATGCCATCTTTTCAACAATCTCAACAGTCTCTTTAGTATTTACAAGCTTACCAATTAGTTTGGCGAAACCACCTTCAAAGAATCCAATTGACATAAATGGTTCTGCAATTGCTTTTGGAACAATTGTCACCACAGGAATAATAGCACCTTGATAGCCAATTACATTCATTGTTACTTTTTTGTTCCCAGATAATTCACCTTTAAATGATTCATCTTCAATTTTAGTAATAATACCTGTAATTTCAAACTTTGACTCTAAGGGGGTTTTTTCAATATCTTTAGCTTCAATTCTATTAGCAAAATTTCCTTTTACTCCAGAATAAGTTTTAACTTCTCCATCTTTACCTTTGTAATCTTGAACAGTGAATTGACCAGATCCAATTTTAATATTGTCTGCTTCATTAGGAAATTGTTCCAATGTCTTATATTCATTCATTACTGTTTCTAATCCTTTGAAGATTAGATTGTCACCAGAGCCATCTTTTTTCATTTTTTTAGAAAAATAAGATACTTCAATTTCACTTCCATCAGAAGTTCGTACAATTAGATCACCACTAATGGCTTGTTCTTTGCCAATTACATTACCATCTTGGTCTTTTTTATCTACTTCTTTTAATGCCAAATCTTTCTTAACTAGAACTCCAGCGATAAACACATTATTCATTGTTTCTTTTAACATATGTATAATTCCTTCTTTCAATATTTATTTTATTATTTATTGACATGATCTATTAAATATATTAAAAGAAGGTGGGCTTAATCCGCGCTTAATTGCTTTCCAACCTGTTCCTGAATTCTTCAACCGATCAGTCCTTTCTTCTTAATCATTTATTTATTTCCTAACCTCTTAATAATTATACCACATTAATCATATCAATGTCAAATATATTTATTTTACAATTTATAAAATACTCATACCATTTAACAAATTCCCATAATCCCTCGAAATCTCACTTTCGAGGGATTTGATATATAGAATAATAATTTACACCTATTTAATGACCGCAAACCCTACTGTAGCAACGGTTACAGGACTATTTTAGTGATTTTTATGAGAATTAGAGTTTTTGGTCATTTTAGGCATTAACCCATAAAATCAAAATTTCTTGAGGTTATTTAATATCATCTTTCCAATTAGTATCCATAGCACCTACACTTCGATAATTACAAACCGACTTGCTCAAACTAGTATAAAGTGAATCTGTCCCAACACTATTAGCAGTATAATTTGAAGCGAATTGTCCACTAATTCCAAAACTCTGAGCAGTTCCTACAGCATCAATATTTGCACCTAAGAATAAGAATTGCCAATCATATGTGTTAGTTTGATGCTCAATCATTTCTTTAATTTTCTTTCGACTAAATTCTTTACTCTGATTTTCTTGTCCATCAGTTGTGATAACAAATATTACTTTACTTGGTTTATTGTCTTCATCTAATTTATTGAGTCTATCCCCTACGGTATTAATTGTTTTTCCAATTGCGTCTAATAATGCTGTCATACCTCTTGCTGAATATTCTTTTGTGGTCATAGGTTTTACTGTTTTAATATCTACTCCATTGTGTAGAATTTCATATTGGTCATCAAATAGAATTGTAGTTAATAATGCCTCTCCATATTCTTGCTTTTGAGTTTCAATAAATGAGTTAAAACCTCCAATTGTATCAGCGACTAGAGAATCC